TGTCCGGCGGTAGCGTGTCGTCGAGAAGCATCTTCTTAATGTTCATACGCAGATCGTTGATAATGATCTGGCCGACATTGAAATCCGCTGACTTCGGTAGTGGTGTAAGGCTTGGGCCTTGCGGTCCACCGTTACGGGCTACAGGGATAATAGCACCCGGCTGAATCTTGACGTTCTGCGGGTTGATTACGCCATCATCAGCCGCTGTATATACACCGGAAACGGCCAAACTGCCGTTCTTCAAGATAAGTTCGAGCGTCTTATTGATCGTTTTGACATCCGGCATAGCCGTAATCAGTGGGCCACGGCCATAGACTTCACCGGAGACTTTCATGTAACGCGTCACAATCCACGGTGACATCTTCATTTCACGATAGACCAGCATCGACTTGGTCTTCTCATGAATAACGTAATAACAATAATAGCCGTTATCTTTATTGAAAACGGTTGCCTCAAGCAGATCGACATCATCTGTCGGCTTGCGGTCGATTTGTTGCTGCAATGCAACAGGGATATTGGCATCCGTCCATTGAAGAGAGATCGCATCGCCCTTCATCCGCATCTTGCGATAGACGTTATCGACCGTGCCATGCGGCCCCTCTTCAAGCGAAACAAGATATTGCGGAACTGCTGTGAAGCGGATCGGTGCTTTCTCGTCGCCCGGTTGAATAAGCATGACGGCTGTGCCGACCGCCAGATCAAGCAAGAACTCTGACATCGACAAGTCAAAGTTCGTTTGACGCAGCACATTGAACATACGCTCATTGTAGAAATCCAGAACGCGCTGAATCTCTGGGCGGCGGCCTTCTGGGATCGCATTGCCAGCCTGAAGGCGACACCAAGCCCGATAGGGAGGAAACAGGCTTGATTGGATACGGTTTGCAAACCGCTGAGTAGAATGGATTGCAGTCGAGTCAAAGACCTTCTGCATCTTCTTCTGACCGGGAACGCCACCTTCATAGTTCCCGTCATAAAGGTTTCTCTGCGGGAGCGCGTATTCGTAGCACTCCTGATAGATCGTGCGCCATTCGTCTTTCTTGGATGCGGCCAAGGAAGCGCGTTTGATTACGTTTTCAACACTCATCTTGGCCATGATACCCTCACTTCTTCTTGGATTTGCCAGCTTTTGACAAAGCAATAGCGACAGCCTGTTTCATTGGCTTGCCGCTTTTCATTTCTGTCTTGATATTCTGCGAGATTACCTTCTGTGACGAACCAGATTTAAGAGGCATCTTTCTTCTCCTTCATCATGGAAGCGCGCATATTGTCGATCAGGTTTGGATATGGCCGACCAGCCTTCTTTGCCATGCGTTTTGCGTGTTCTTTCTGCTCAGCCGTGAGCTTCTTGCTCTTGCCGAGAGACTTCGGACGCTCTTTATCCCAGACCTTTTTCATGATCAGCTCTTCATGTTCTTGATACGCGCACTCAAAGCAGCGGCCTTCTTCTTCGCATCAGCGGTTGAGGTGGCTCCCCAAGCCCTTAATGCAAGAAGTTTCCGAGTCGGGCGACCTTTCTCATCACGGTCTGGACCTTTAACACCAGCCATTCTAGCCAAGAAACTAGCTTTGCGACCAAGTGCCTCGCGTGATTTAGGAGCGCCTTTGACAGGAGCCTTGAGATTAGACCCTTCAGTGCGCTTAAAAAAAGCTCGACCAGCGGCATTGAGTCCACCTTTCGGGTTCTGATACTTCTTGGCGACCATTAGAGACCGCTCAGTTTAACCGGAAGACCAGTCTCTGGTGCGATGCGCTCAGGAGAAAGCAACTGGCGATAGCCACCGCGTGTCCGAGCGCGAATCGACGCTGCCATTGCTCGGCCCTGTTCGCCCTCTTGAGCGGTCAAGCGCTCTTCCTGACGCTGCTGAATTTCCATCTGACGTTGCTGGGCTGCCGAAGAGCCACCATCGCCACGATCAAAACCGAGAGCTTGTGCTATGAATCCCATGATTCAACCTCTTAAAAATATGAGCATCACACCCGTCTGGGGCATAGGCCTCTAGGAACGCCTCATGGCTGAATCCTATCAGTTCTGCCCATCGCAGGGCATAAGGATTATCATTTCTGACAGTTATCTGCAAACGACGGACATTATCTAGGTTTGAGATGTATTCGATCATCCGGCGGCTACATCTGGTAAAGGTCACTATATTCTGATCTGCAAAGTCCAAGTCTTTGAAGACTGTAACCTCCCAGTTTCCGGGCCAAAGATTGTATAGCAAATATGCCGCTACTGGTTTTCCGTCTAAAAATACAGAAAAAGAATAGAATCTGTCAGCATAACTCGACACAATCTCATCAAAACTGTCGTAAGCATTGACCGTTCTTTGGTCTAAATGCGACAAGTTCATGGCGTGAATGTGTTTCACATGAAACTCGGTCGGTATCCATGTCACTGGAAACCTAGCAGATTCTATAATCTTTTTGTCTGGCATCATGCGAATATGTCAAAGTCTGTGTTGGCCTGTGCGGTCGAGAACAGTTTGCCACCGATGTGATGGCCACGGGTCAAAGTCCTAAACTCGCCACCGCCAAGCATAAGATAGCCAAAAGCGTCCCCGATATGAGAATGTTCATTCTTGTTAGGCGCATCACGGAATCTATCCGTGCCTCCACCGACGCCCACTCTCTTAAAATGGTATCCCCCGGCGAGACTTTTTCTGAGTCTTTGGCATCCTGAGTCGATGATAAGTCCGGGTTTTCCATCTATGAGCCTCTGCATGGGTAGTGCGCCAGCTTCACGGCGAACCATAAAGTCGTTTGATGCGGTCGGCTGGGCGTTTAGACCGAGGGTTTTCAGGTAATCGAAGGCTGTTACTTCGAAAATACCGTCTCTGGCAACGCCAGCTGGATCGCCCCAGATGAAGAGTTGGGCCTTCGGGAAGTGGGTCATGACATCGTGCATCATGATCTGGCCGAATCTTTCGAGGCCCATCGAAAACGAGACGATTTCGTGAAGGATATGCCAGCGTCCATTACGCATCTTCTGGCCGAAGACAGCCGCAGGAGTCAGTCCAAAGTCTAATCCTATTTGTAGCGGGACTGCTGGATCATAATCGAGCTTATCAACCACCATAAGGGTGTCTGAATATTCCGGCCAGACCTGTTTTCCTTCTTGGACATAGACATATTGCCCCCCGACGTAGCATTTGATCCAGTCTAGGTTCTTGCCACCAAGTTGTTGCTCGTAATAGCCGGGAGGAAGGTTGTTCAGGTTCTCGGCCGTATCATTTATGGTCCAGTGCTTTCCGGCTGCTGGTATTGCACCGGGGTGATCCGCAGGCACTTCCACCATTCCGGGTGGTTGCTTAAAGAATTTCCATTCATATTTGCCGCGAATCGGCTCTTTTTCTGACAGTCGATACCACCAATGGTCGGTATCCATCGGGTTCGTATCAGCCCAGATACCACGCCATGTCGGGCCACCATGCAATTTGGTCGGGAAACGGCCAACGCGGTGTGTTAGGCCCTGAATAACAGCCAGCGGAAGTTCTCTGGCCTCATTCACCCAAGCGCCAGTGAGTTCAAGAGACAAGAGTTTACGGACATCTTTTGGCTGATCTAGGGCTAGAAAGATCACTTCGCAGTCAACGCCGGGTATTCCGTCACGACCGGGCAGCTTCAGGTGGTGGGTAATAGGTGGTGACCAGCGCATTGGCCCCCAGACATCCTCTGGAAACAGGTTTTGCCAAGTCTTGATGGTCGTAGTGCGAAGCTCAGGATATGAGTTACGGACGATAACGAAGCGGGTATAGCGCGTATTATCGACGGGAGACGGCCTTTGCTGGACGGCTTTCAGGAATATCTCGGCAGCGCAGGCATAGGACTTCCCAGAACCGACAGGGCCGAGGAGCCCACGGAAGAAGGCATCGTTATTCAGGAACTTCCAAGTGGTTGGAGCCTGAGAGAAGTCGAGGTCTAGGCCAGCGGCAGCAAAGGATTCAGCCGCCTCATTCCGTGATTTCTTCTTCGGGGCTTTCATGTTTGATCTCATAGGTTGTGGTTGTCTGGTCTTTTGGACCACGGATATTGATGCCGAGGATAGATGGCTTGTTGTCGTCCGAGCCGACTTCTAGCAGGCCATGGTGCTTGCTGAGGAGGCGCAGGGCAGAAATCTTGTCGTGCATTTCGACTTCGATAGCATTGCCATCCTTAGTAGGTGTCACTTTGACCTTCTTGATCGACTTCTGAACGTGCAAAGGCAAGTCGTAGGAGTTCTTGACGGTCACATTACCAGATGAATCCCAAGACAGGACATCCGTAATGGCTGCCGATCCGATGGCTTCGATCTCATTCAGGACAGCTTCCCGCTTGTCTTCCGAGCCAGAAGAGACAGCTCTCCTCATAATTCTTACTCTACCCATAAACTCTCCTGTTGAAAGAGGCTTTATACCCCTTGACGACTCTTGACTCGAAGCACGCAAACCCCCTTAGTTATCCCC